AAAAAAGAAAAAATTATCCAAAATGCGTGCCTATTGCAAAAGCAAGAGCGATGTCCAAAGGGCAACGTGCGGGTGCCGTAAAAAGAAAACAAGCAGTAGCTAATACAGGACCAACACCATCAAGAGCTGCAACATTTGCAAAGAGAACTAAAAAAGCAGATGGAGGTTCAGTTGATAATGATATGATTCGTCAAGCACAAAAAAATTATATAGGTAGTTATGTATCTGGAGATTTAGGTGGTGTTAAAGTAGGAAATAAATCATATAAAAAATATTATTCCAATCCTGGTTTTAAGATGCCAAAAATATAATGAGAAGAAGTTTTTCAAAAGGCAGCATGCCTGCAAAAAATAAAAAAAATTTTAGACCCACAAAAAGTGGAGCTGGAATGACAGAGGCTGGAGTTAAAGCTTATAGAAGACTTAACCCTGGTTCTAAATTAAAAACAGCCGTGACTGGTAAAGTGAAGCCAGGATCAAAAGCTGCTAAACGTAGAAAATCATACTGCGCAAGATCGCTCGGACAATTAAAACGAGCATCAGCTAAAACAAGAAACGATCCTAACTCACGAATACGACAGGCACGGAGAAGATGGAAATGTTAAATGAAAGATCCAAAAATAGGAACAGGTAAAAAACCAAAAGGTTCAGGAAGACGATTGTATACGGATGAAAATCCTAAAGATACAGTTGGCATAAAATTTGCAACACCAGCAGATGCAAGAGCAACCGTTGCAAAAGTAAAACGTGTAAATAAACCGTTTGCACGTAAAATACAAATACTAACAGTTATGGAGCAAAGGGCTAAAGTTATGGGTAAAAGCCAAGTTGCTTCAATTGCTAAGAAAGGAAAAGATGCAATTAGAAAACGTCATAAATCAACTACTTAAATTTTTAAGGAATAGACTAGATAATTTGTCTATATCAGTTACATCAGGTGGTGTTGACAATATGGAAAATTATAAGTATATAATAGGACAGATAAACGCCTACGAGGCAACACTACAGGAAATCTCTAACCTGCTAGAAGACAAGGAGCGAAATGGAAAAGGAACAGTCATCGATATTAACGCCAAACAATAAACTTGTTGGTGTAAAATCTACAAAAGAAGAACCAAAATTACCACAACCAACTGGTTGGAGACTTTTAGTTTTACCTTTCAAGATGAAAGAAAAAACTAAAGGTGGATTAGTATTAGCTGAAACAACTTTGGAAAGGCAACAAGTTGCATCTCAAGTTGGATTAGTTATGGCTATGGGTCCTCAATGTTATAAGGATAAAGAGAGGTATCCTGAAGGTCCATGGTGCAAAAAAGACGATTGGATTATGTTTGCACGATATGCAGGTAGTCGAATTAAAATAGATGGTGGAGAGATGCGTCTGCTAAACGACGATGAAGTGTTAGCAACAATTGATAGTCCAGAGGACATCTTGCATGAGTATTAATCATAGGAAGGAGTAACTATGCTAGAAGAAGAAAAAAAGACAGTTGATATAGATACATCAGGTCCTGGTGCAGACATAGATATACCAGAAGATAAAACATATGAAAATGAAGTAGAGGTATCAAATGAAAATAATGAAGACACTAATAAGCCCGCTGACACATCTGAGAAATCTGATGAGCAGTTGGATGTTCGAGATGATTCGAACAACAAAGAACAAGAAACAACGAAACAAGAAGACGGAAAATTAGAAGAATATAGCAAAGGAGTTCAATCTCGAATTGCAAAGCTTACTCGTAAAATGAGAGAAGCAGAGCGAAGAGAACAAGCTGCTTTAGAGTATGCTAAGTCTGTAGAAGAAAAAAGAAAACAGATGGAGTCTACTTTTCAAAAATCAGATTTAGCTAATCTTGATAGATTTGAAAAAAACATAGATGCTGGATTACAAGCTGCAGAAAGAGAACTTGCAGCAGCAATTGAAACATCTGATGCTAAAGGTCAAATCGCAGCTAACAAAAGAATAGCAGAACTTTCTTTTGAAAATGCTAGAATTAAACAAGCTAAACAAAACAGAGAACAGGTAAAAGTTGAAGACAATGTTCAATCTGAAAGTAAGCCTGTTGAACAACCACAATATAATACGCCAATGCCAGATGCTAAAGCTGAGGCATGGGCTTCTAAAAATGTTTGGTTTGGTTCTAATAGAGCTATGACAAATACTGCTATTTCTCATCACCAAGATTTGGAAGGTGAAGGATATGACACTACTTCTGATGAATACTATAAAGAAATAGATCGAAGAATGAAAGTTGACTTTCCTACCAAATTTGGTAATAATGAGGCAGAGAAAACGTCCGCTCCCGTGCAAACGGTTGCATCAGCAAATAGAAGCGTAAAACCTGGACGCAAGACTGTGAGACTCACTTCATCACAAGTAGCAATAGCTAAAAAATTAGGAGTGCCACTCGAAGAGTACGCAAAACAATTGAAAAACACGGAAGGAGCGTAAAATGGAAAAAGATAAAAATACTTCACGTGCGAGCCAGACACGAACAAAGTCGGAAAGACCTAAAGTGTGGGTTCCACCATCATCTCTAGATGCACCCCCTGCACCTGATGGATTCAGGTATAGATGGATAAGAGCTGAAGTTACAGGCTTTCAAGACACTAAAAATATAACTGGACGAATTAGAGAAGGTTATGAATTAGTTAGAGCTGAGGAAGTTGAAAACGCATCAGATTATCCAGTCCTTGAAGAAGGAAAATACAAGGGAGTGATTGGGGTTGGTGGCCTTTTACTTGCAAAGGTACCGATCGAGATCGCGAAGCAAAGAATGGAATACATGACTGGTAAACACCAGGAACGTGACCAAGCAGTAAACAACGATCTTATGAAGGAGCAAGACCAGAGGATGCCTATCAATGTTGAGAGGCAGTCTCGTGTAACCTTCGGTGGTACGAAAAAGTAATTTTATATCACTGAATTAATATTAACCGTGATTCATTTATTATGAATGATCACATAAGGAGAAAATAACTATGGCTAACACAAGTACAACTGGTTTTGGTGCTAGAGCGTCTCTTACGTTAGGTAATACACCTGCAACGTCTGGACAATCTAAATACAAAATCAAAAGTGGCTTAGGTAAAAATATCCACAATCATGCTCCTGTATCTCTTCAGTATTCTGATGGAGACACGAGCTATATTGAGGATATCACTCATGCTACTATGGACGATGGTCTAACTGGCGGTGCTTCATGGGATGCGGATGGATCTAACATTCAACCAATCCTAGGTGTGTTCAATGGTGCGTTCTACATAGACAACTCAACTAGCAAACCAACATTTGCTAATTTTGTTGCGTCAGGAACAACTTTTGCAACAAACCAAAACACTGGTAGTACAGACGGCGTTGGTTTTGTTAATGATAACCCTCTTCAAGAATACATTGTTAGAGCAGACGCAGCAGTAGCTGCAACTAACATTGGTAAAAGAGCTAATCTTAACAACCACGGATCACATAAAAACGGCACATCAGTCGTAACTTTAGACATTCAAGCCGATAACGACGGAAGAATGTTTAGAATAATCAGATCTGCAGAAGTTCCAAATCAAGAGGATCTTACAGCAGCTGGTGCAGACGTTGTCGTTGTATTTAACAATAGAGCAACTCTCTGGCAGAGAGACATCTAAGCCTAGAATAGGAGAACAAAAATGGCAATATCAAGAGCACAACTAGTTAAAGAACTAGAGCCAGGTTTGAACGCACTGTTCGGCTTGGAATATAAAAGGTATGAAAATCAGCATGCTGAGATTTATACCAGCGAATCTTCAGACAGAGCTTTCGAAGAGGAAGTAATGTTATCAGGATTCGGTAGCGCACAAGTAAAAGGTGAAGGATCTGGTGTAGCGTTTGACGATGCACAAGAAACTTTCACAGCTCGTTACTCACACGAGACAGTAGCTTTAGCATTTGCAATCACAGAAGAAGCTATCGAAGATAATCTCTACGATAGATTAGCTGCTAGATATACAAAAGCTTTAGCAAGATCTATGAGTAACGCTAAACAAGTAAAAGCTGTCGAGCCTTTGATAAATGGTTTACCTGGTGTAAACACATTCTTATCAGGCGATGGTGAATCTTTGTTTGGTGTAGCACACCCTACGTTAAATGGTAGTTTTCAAAACACCCTTACAACGCAGGCAGACCTTAACGAAACTTCGTTAGAACAATCACTTATCGACATCGGTAAGATGACTGACGAAAGAGGTCTTAAAGTTGCAGCAAGAGGAGTGAAAATGATCGTTCCTCAGGAGAATCAGTTCACAGCTGAAAGACTTATGAAGTCTCAAGGTAGAACTGGAACAGCTGATAATGATATCAATGCAATCGTTTCAATGGGAATGATTCCTCAAGGATACAGAGTGAATAATTACCTAACTGATACAGATTCATTCTACATCATTACAGACGTACCAAATGGTATGAAAATGTTCACAAGAGCTCCATTGACAACTGCAATGGAAGGTGACTTCGATACTGGAAACGTTAGATACAAAGCTAGAGAAAGATACTCATTTGGAGTATCAGACCCTAGAGGTATCTTCGGCGTTGAAGGTGCGTAATAATTAAATTTTATGGGGCGGCCTTAAAACTGCCCCATTTAAAACATAAACGATGAGATTCATGAAAAAATTTTTAGTAAATATTTGGGCTTACGATCATCACGGAAAATTTGAAGTAACGTGTGATGACAATGCCAAATCCTTGGAACAATCAATCCTTGACAAACTTGGAGAAAATAGTATAGTTTGGGAAAAAACGGGAATGTTTAGTCCGTTGAATAGAATAACCTATGAGGAGGTTGTTAATGATACAAGACCTATACAAAGTAAAAAGGTCCTTGGAGTTGAAGTGGGAACAGGAGCATCTGTCTAATGGTAGATATACTCTTGAAATGGTCAGGATCGATGACAAAGTTAAAGAAGTCATCACAAAGATCAAGCTGGAAGAAGCAGCTATTGCCCACAGACAGAACACTGTCGAAGGTGCAGCTCCGCAAGTTTCTGTAGCTACTTAATAAAAAGCTACATCGTTGGAAAAAATCAATCCACATTACAGGCTCTCTTGCACTCTACTAAAATGTAGTATATAGTTTTATCACTATACAATTAATTAGAACATAGACGCGTATAGTCGACGGCCTAGAGACTATGTTCAATAAACTAGGAGGATATAATTATGGCAAATACTACATTTTCAGGACCAGTCCGATCGGAAAATGGTTTTGAACAAATAACAAAAAATAGCACAACAGGTGCTATTACGGTTGAAGCAACTTATGATGCTAGACCAAACTTTAGACAAACAATAGACAACTCGACTTTAAATACGGGTGGTGCTGTAACAACAACTTTAACTACTGCTCAATCAGGAACGATTTTTGAAGTTGATGGAACAGGTGATATTGTTGTTAACATGCCCGCTTTAAGCACAGCTAACGTTGGAAACACTTATGAGTTTTTCGTAACTACTGCTGTAGGTGGCGCTAAAACTGTTACTTTTGTTTTACCTGGTGCAGGTGTATCAAATTTCTTTGGTGCGCTTTCGCTTATGGGTGGAACAGCTGCTAACCCAGCAAGTGACGTTGCAGGTGATACTTTAACATTACCTAACTCAGTTGCTGTAAATGCTAGAGTAAGATTAACTTGCATTAAGGATGATGGTACTAACTCAACTTACAAAGCTGAGACTTTATCAACTCCTATTGCAACAATAGCGTAATAAATAATTAATGTGGGGCTTCGGCCCCACATATTAATTTTAAGGAGAAAATATGGATTCAGATCAAACAACGCTAAATAAAACTACAGGTGCAGCTTCTGTTTTAAGAGGAGCTAGAAGCAGAGTTACTTCTATTCAAGGTAGAGGTGAAGCAGGTTCTGTTTTACTTTTACATGATGTTGCTGATGCAAGTGATGCAGGTGCAGGTAATTTAAAAGCGACTTATAAATATGAGACAGAAGGCTTAGAAGTTTACATTCCTGGTTCTGGTATTTTGTTTGAAAATGGAGTTTGTGCTACTTTAACACAAACTACTGGCACAGATGGAAGCGTTACCATGACAATTACAGGAGCGTAATAAATGGCTAATACTACCTCGGGTACTACAACGTTCGATAAAACTTTTGCTATTGATGAAATAGTAGAAGATGCTTTTGAACGTATTGGATTACAAAATGTTGCTGGTTATCAATTAAAATCTGCAAGACGATCTCTTAACATATTGTTTCAAGAGTGGGGTAATAGAGGTATTCACTATTGGGAAATCGATGAGGTTAATTTAGATTTAATTGAAGGACAATCAGATTATGATTTTTTTAGATCTAGCGACGACGGTACAAGTGCAACATCAACACCAAACGGTGTTTATGGAATGTCCGATGTTCTTGAAGCACAATTAAGATCTAATAGAACTCAAACAACACAATCAGATTCACCGATGACAAAAGTAGATAGATCTACTTATGCAGGGTTTTCAAATAAATTATCTAAAGGAACACCTAATCAATATTGGGTAGAAAGATTTATTGATAAAGTTAGAATACACGTTTATCCAACACCAGACTCAACAAATGCATCTAAAGATATGCATTTTTATTATATAAAAAGAATTCAAGATGTAGGTGATTATACAAATGCAACAGATGTGCCTTTTAGATTTGTGCCTTGTATGACAGCAGGTTTAGCTTTTTATCTTTCACAAAAATATCAACCACAATTAGCACAACAAATGAAACTGTATTATGAAGATGAATTAGCAAGAGCTCTTGCAGAAGATGGTTCTGCTTCTAGCACATATATTACACCAAAAGCTTATTACCCAGGAGCATAATGCCAAAATACGCAACAGGAAAATATGCAAAAGCAATATCAGATAGATCTGGTATGGAGTTTCCATACAGAGAAATGGTTAGAGAATGGAATGGGTCTTTTGTTCATGTATCTGAATTTGAACCAAAGCAACCACAATTAGAACCAAAACCATTATCTGCTGATGGTATATCTTTAAGACATGTAAGACCTGGAAGAAGTGAACCTTCTGTTTTATTAAATTTAAGAAACGATCCTTTTGAAACTTTTAAAATAGGATCAAGTATTATAAATGTTTTTGTACCAGGACATGGTTTAACAAATGGTACAACTTATAGATTTAGAGGGTCTGTTAAAACTTCACCTGGAACAGGAACACCATATAACCCAAATACTGGAGCATCAGGTAGTCCTATAGCAGGATTTTCAGATATATTAAATTTTGCTGGTATTTTAGGATCTAATATACAAAGATCAGCAGGATATACCATAACAACTGGTTTATATAAAACTGTTAGTGGTGTTGACCAAAGAATTACAACAGACTATTCATTAAGTAATTTTTTTCATTTTACTGTTGCAACAAACACTGCTACAATAGGTGAAACAAGAGGAGGAGGAAATGGCTGTTCCGTTGGTCCAGTTAGTTTAGAGTCATGATAAAAAAGATTATTAATAAAATTAAAAGTTGGTTTACACCTAAAATAGAACAACCAATTATTTTAACTGAAAAAAAACCAGAACATTGTTCAGGACATTTAAGATTTAGAAAATCTTGTCCACGTTGTCAGGAGTTAATAGCATAATGGCAGGATTAAGTTACAGCGGACTAATTACACAAATTAGAAATTATACAGAAACAGATTCTAATGTTTTAACAACAGATATTTTAGAAAATATAATATTAAATGCTCAGTATAGAATTTTTAGAGATGTACCTATTGATGCAGAGCGAAGACAACAAACTGGTAACTTAGTTGCTGGTCAAGAATCTATAAATGCTCCTGCAGGATCTTTATTTATTAGAGGTATACAAGTTTATGATTCAAGTGCCGTGATTACTGGAGCTAATGTTTGGCTAGAGAAAAAAGATTATACATACTTGCAGGAATATCAAGATGTAACTGGAACATCTGCAGCTCAAGGTAGACCTAAGTATTATGCTATGTATGGCGGTGGAACAGGAGACTCAGATACTACATCTGGAAGAATAGCTTTTTCACCAGTACCAAATACTACCTATAAATTTAGGGTTCATTACAATAAAATGCCAGCTACTTTAGCTTCAGATAATACGACTAATTATATTAGTATGAATTTTCCAAATGGTCTATTATATTGCTGTTTATCAGAAGCATATGGTTTCTTAAAAGGTCCCATGGATATGTTGACATTATACGAAAATAAATATAAACAAGAAGTACAAAAGTTTGCTAGCGAGCAAATTGGAAGAAGACGAAGAGACGATTATACTGATGGAGCTGTTCGTATACCAATCAACTCAGCAAACCCGTAGGAGAATAAATTATGGCAATAACATCGGCAATATGTTCAAGTTTTAAACAAGAACTTTTACAAGGTAAACACAGTTTTGAATCTTCAGGTGGACACACTTTTAAATTAGCATTGTTTGATAGTGGTGCTTCTTTAGGTGCTTCTACAACAGATTATTCTACTTCAGAAGAAATTACTAACACATCGGGAACAGCTTATACAGCTGGAGGGGCAACGTTAACTAACAGTGGAGTTGGACTAACAAGTACAACTGCATTTACAGACTTTACTGATGTTACATATTCCTCAGCTTCTTTTACAGCGAACGGTGCAATGATATACAACACAACTACTAATGGTGGTTCAAGCACAACTGATGCTGTTGCAATCATAGCATTTGGTGGTGACAAAACAGCGAGTAACGGAACTTTTAAAATTGAGTTTCCTGCAAACGACGCGACAGCAGCGATAATCAGATTAGCATAGGAGGTCAACCATGTCGGTGACTTCAGGATGGGGACGGTTCACCTGGGGCCAAGCTCAATGGAATGAGGATGCAACTTTAAAAACAGGTTGGGGTGCTCAAGCTTGGAGTGGCGATGGTGGCTGGGGAGATCTTTCAGATCAAACAATTTCTTTAACAGGTTTATCAATTACATCTAGCATAGGTACGGTCGATGTACCAGATGTTGTTCTTTCATTAACTGGTCAATCAATAACATCTTCACAAGGAGAAGCTTTTGTTCCTGTTGTAATTGACACAACTTTATCAGCAACATTCTCAGTTGGTTCATTAACCGTGAACGATGTAACTATGGGTCTAACAGGTCAAGAAGTTACAGCTGCATTAGGTGTGCCAGTTGTAGCAGACATGACTGTTGGAATGACAGGTCTAGATTTAACTTTATCACAAGGCACAGCGTTTGCTCCAAATGAAACTGTTATTATTTCTGGTCAAGAAATAACTTTAACACAAGGCACTGCAACTGGAACTTCTTCACAAGAAGCAGACTTAACAGGTATTGCAGCAACGTTTACTTTAGGTTCTGTAACTATACCTAATGATGCAGTTATTCTTTCTGGACTTTCTATGGAAAGTCAACTTGGTTCTATTATTGGATTAGGAGGTGCTGTTGCTAATGTAACTGGAATCAGTATGACATCCAGTGTAGGATCGTTAACCATAGAAGAAGGTTTAGGATTAACTGGTCAATCTTTTAGTGCTAGTGTAGGGTCTATTTCTTTAGCAGATATTCAAGTAGGATTAACTGGATTATCTGCAACGTTTAATGTAGGAACTGTAGACATATTTGCTTATGGCGATGTTGACACTGGTTCTAATACATCGTATAGTAACATTTCAACGGGTTCGAATTCTTCATATTCGAATGTTGCAACTGGATCAAATACAAGTTATAACGATGTAGCAGCGTAGGAGAATTTTTATGGCATCAACATACACCCCTCTGGGTATAGAAAAACAAGCAACTGGTGAAAATGCAGGAACTTGGGGGACAAAAACAAATACAAACTTAGAAATCGTAGAACAAATATCTGGCGGTTATACAACTCAAGCCGTAACTGATGGTTCAGATACAACTCTTTCAGTATCGGATGGATCAACAGGTGCAACTCTTGCACACAGAGTTATAGAATTTACAGGATCTCTTACAGCTTCTAGAAACGTTACAATTCCTTTAGACGTACAAAATTTTTATTTTTTAAAAAATGCAACATCAGGATCTCAAAATGTTGTGTTTAAATATGCAACAGGTACAGGAACTTCTGCTACAGTTGCAAACGGTAAGACTGTAATTGCATATGCAAAAGCAGATGATGGTACTAATCCAAATATTTCTACAATCTCATTAGCTAGTGATTTAGTTGATGATACTACACCACAATTAGGTGGTAACTTAGATACTAATTCTTTCATGATAGATTTCGATGATGCTCACGGTATCAGAGATGAAAATGGAAACGAACAATTAATTTTTGAAACAACTGGATCTGCAGTCAACCATGTTGATATAACAAATGCTGCGACAGGATCAGGACCAGAAATTGGTGCAGTTGGAGACGATTCTAATATTAATTTAGAATTAAGACCAAAAGGAACTGGTGAAATACAGATTGGTACAGGGGCAGCAAACGCAACACTAACCTCAAGTGGGGCACACGATTTAATTTTAGATACAAATGGTGGTACAAACTCTGGTAACATTACAATTACAGATGCAGCCAACGGTAATATTACTGCAACACCTAACGGAACTGGTGAAGTAGTTGTCGGTGGTAATACAAACCCTGGAACACTTGTTTTAAATTGTGAGTCTAATTCCCACGGTATCAAACTTCAAAGTCCCGCACATAGCTCAGGGCAGAGCTACACACTAAAATTTCCCACTGGAAATGTTACAGCAGATAGATTTTTAAAAGTTGCATCAATTACTGGTTCAGGAACAACGGGTGTTGGTCAATTATCTTTTGCTGAAGTATCAGGTGGTACTTCATGGCAGGCAGTAAAAACTTCTAGCTTCACAGCTGCAGCTGGTGAAGGTTATTTTGTAAATACTACAAGTAATGTAATAACAATGACTTTACCTGCGGGAACAATAGGGGATGAAGTTGTTTTTATAGATTACGCAGGTACATTTGATACTTATGCATTGACAATTGCAGCAGATGGTTCAGAAAAGATTGCAGGATCAACAGCTGATTTAACAGTTTCAATAGAAAGAGCAGGGAATACTTTAGTGTACACAGATTCTACACAAGGGTGGCTGCTAAAGAATAAATAATCATGGCTACTTATAAAAGTACAGTTGGGACAGCAGTCGTCAACTACGCTGGTAATTATCCAGGCGCCGTGGAAGGTGAGCTTTGGTACGATAGCACTAACAAAGATTTTAAATATCAATATCCAAATGTAACAACAACTGGTTCATGGTCAACTGGTGGTTCTTTAAATACAGCAAGAAGACAAGTAAAAGCTGCAGGAATCTATACAGCTGCTTTAGCTATTGGTGGATATGTTACTTCACCCCAATCTCTTACAGAATCTTACAATGGATCAAATTGGACTGAAGTAAATGATTTGGGAACTGCTAGATACGCAGGAGGTACCGCTGGTACATACACTGCAGCATTGTTTTTTGGTGGTGGCTATCCTTTTAAAAGCGAAACAGAATCTTGGAATGGAACTAACTGGACAGAGCTAAATGATATGAACGCAGTTCACGGATCTACAGCAGGAGCAGGAGCCACTAATACAGCAGCGTTATGTATGGGAGGATCTCCTGGACCTTCAGCTGCATTAACAGAACTATGGAACGGAACAAACTGGACTGAAGTAAATGATTTAGGAACAGGAAGATATAATACTGCGGGTGATGGTACATCAACTTCAGCATTATTATTTGGTGGAAGAACTCCGCCTGGAGGACCTACAGGAGCTATTAAAGCTTTAACAGAGTCTTGGAATGGTACCAATTGGACTGAAGTAAATGATTTAAATTTAGCTAGATATGGAGTTGGAGGAGCTGGAGCTGATAATACTGCAGCAGTGTGTTTTGGAGGTTTTGCTTATCCACCAAATGCTCTTTCTGCTACAACAGAAGTATGGAATGGATCAAATTGGACAGAACAGGGAGATTTAAGCACAGCTAGAGAATATCCTGGAGGAACAGGTACTTCAACTAATGCATTAGCTATAGCTGGAGATACTTCTTCACCAGGAGCTGCAAACTCAGCATTAACAGAAGAATGGACAGGTGCAGGGGTAGCACAGGGTGCTTGGGCCACAGGTGGTGCTTTAAATACAGCTAGATCACAAATAACTGGTGCTGGCACTAAAACAGCAACTATTGCTTTTGGTGGAATTCCTACATCTAATCAAAGTCTTTGTGAATCTTACAATGGAACTAACTGGACTGAAGTAAACAATTTAAATACGGGTAGAAGATCTTATGTTGGATCAGGCACACAATCAGCAGCAATAAACGTTGCAGGATATAATGGTTCATCAGATGTTTCTAATACAGAGTTATGGAATGGAACTAACTGGACTGAAGTTAATAATTGTAATACAGCTAGAAGAACTATTGCTGGTTCTAAACAAAGTTCGACTTCAACATTAATTTTTGGTGGAATACCTAATAGAAATGAAACAGAACTATGGAATGGAACCAACTGGACTGAAGTTAATAATTTAATTACAGGCAGAGCGCAAATGTCAGGAGCAGGTGCAGATAGTACATCAACTTTAGGTTTTGGTGGAACTACAGGATCATCATCAGCACTAACAGAATCTTGGAATGGAACAAACTGGACTGAAGTTAATGATTTAAACGTTGCAAGAGAAAATGGTGGAGGAACAGGCACTCAAACATCAGCTATAGCTTTTACTGGATCAATACCTCCTCATACAACCGCTACAGAATTATGGAATGGAACTAGTTGGTATAACGACTCAGCTATGAGTACTGCTAGAATGGCATTAGGTTCATCAGGTCCTGATAGTTCAGATGCATTAGCTTTTGGAGGCACTACATCGCCAGGAGCTGAATCAGGACTTACAGAAGAGTGGACTAGTGCTACAAATGTGGTAAAAACTTTAACAGATTAATAAAAGGAGAAAACTATGGCAAAAACATATCAATACTGTGTAGCAGAAAACTGGGGAAAGGGTTTCATCGATCACGTTGAATCTCAAAGAATCACGTTTGTAGGCTATCCTGGAAATGTTTGGCAAGTTCCTGCATACAACAAACACGGTAATCTTTGGATTGCTAAAGTTGCAGGTACTGTAAAAACAAAAGACGAGGCACAGGCGATTGTTGATGCAGAGGTTCAAGCGGCGCAAGCTGCGTGGGATGCTTTACCTGATGCTGAAAAAGCACCAGCAGTAGAGACTAACACAAGACCTGCTGACATAACATTGGAGGAGTAAAAATTTAGATGGCTGAGTATAAAGAAATACATGGCACAAAGATTCGGAACTATACGACTAATCCCGATAATCCGATTACGGGAGAGGTGTGGTATAACGATACTGATAATGTTTTAAAGTTTCAATTTCCTACTGTAACCACAGTTGGTTCGTGGAGAACTGGTGGAAATATGAATACTGCTAGACGACAGTTAATTGGATCAGGATTATATACAGCTGCTTTAGCATTTGGAGGTAGAGGCACTCCACCTCCTACCAGATATACAAATACAGAATCTTACGATGGAACAAGTTGGACTGAAGTAAACGATTTAAATACTGCAAGATCAGATGGTTCTGGTATGGGAGTAAGTACATCGACTATAGCTGCTGGTGGAATTACCCCCTCAGCTGCAACAAATGTTACAGAAACTTGGAATGGCACGAATTGGACAGAGGTAAATGATTTAAATGCTGCAAGATATGGAATAAGAGGATTTGGATCTACTAATACAGCTGCATTAGCATTTAGTGGAGCTGCACCGTATACAGGCGCAACAGAACTTTGGAATGGAACTAACTGGACTGAAGTTAATGATTTAAATACGGCAAGAGCATATGGTACCGCAACTGGAACTTCTTCTACCGCAGGTTTAGCTGTTACTGGATATATTTCCACTGGAAACTCAGCAGTAAATGAATCTTGGAATGGAACAAACTGGACTGAGCTTAATGATGTAAATACTGCTAGAAATGGATTGGCAGCATCAGGGCAAGGCACAACGACTTCATCATTAATTTTTGGTGGGAGTGTTTCTCCAAAACAACAAACAGAAGAATGGAATGGTACAAATTGGACAGAGGTTGCAGATTTATCTTCTGCAAGAGATAATTTAGCAGGAGGTGGAACTGCAACAAATGCTTTAGCTTTTGGTGGAGACACTCCTCCAAACTCAGCAGCAACAGAAGAATGGAATATAGGTGTACCAGTTGGAGCATGGTCTACAGGTGGAACTATGAACACAGCAAGAGGAATGTCTGCTTTTGCAGGTACTCAAACAGCTACACTAGCTACACAAGGACTTAACAATAATACAGATACTATAATTAATGTAACAGAATCTTACAATGGAACAAATTGGACTGAAGTCAATGATGCAAATTTAACTAGAGGTCAACTTTTTGGTCATGGTACACTACCATCTGCTTTAATATATGGTGGGTACGCTAGTGGATCAAATAAAACTGAAACTGAAACTTGGAATGGAACTAACTGGACTGAAGTAAATGATTTAAACACTGCAAGATATGCTCATTGGGGAGTAGGTGCAGATAGTACAACGGGTTTAGCTGTTGGAGGTGCTGATACAGCAATAACTGGAAAAACAGAATCTTACAATGGAACTAACTGGACTGAAGTAAACGATTTAAATACTATAAGAGCTACAGCAGGTGGAGCAGGAACCTATACAAGTTCAATAGCTATGGGTGGACAAACTCCTGGATCACCTGGAAGAACATCAAACTCAGAGTTATGGAATGGAACTAACTGGACTGAAGTTAATAATATGAACACGACTAGAAGATCAATAGGAGGACTTGGAACTTCTACTTCTGCTTTAGCAGTTGGAGGAGACGAAAGTCCAAGTGCTAGAAGTGCTAAAAATGAAGAATGGAACGGTGTTAGTTTTGTAGAACTTGCAGATTTAAGTGCTGCCAGAGAATTTGCGGGAGCATCAGGCACAACTACTGCTGGATTAGCTGGAGCAGGTAGAAATCCACCAACATCAAGTCTTTCATCAACAGAAGAATGGAGTGGTTCAACAAATACAACCAAAACAATAACTACAGATTAATTATGACAACATACAAAGAATTACGAGGATCACAAATAGAAGTGGTAGCAACCGATCCATCAAATCCTGTTGAAGGACAAGTTTGGTATAATACAACTTCTAATGTTTTAAAAGGTCAAGCGGCTACAACTGTTGGTTCGTGGAGAACTGCTAATAGTATGAATACTGCTAGAAGATTTCTAGGAGGAGCGGGCATTAATACAGCAGCTTTATTATTTGGAGGAGAAGTTAGTGGAAGTGGTTCTGGAGTAACAGAATCTTACAATGGAACAAGTTTTACAGAAGTTAATGATTTAAACACTGGAAGAGTTCGTATAGGAGGTGTTGGGGCAGATAATACAGCAGTTTTAGCTTTTGGTGGAAGTGGTCCTCCAACTTCACCTAATTACAAAGCAGAGACAGAATCTTTTAATGGAACTAACTGGACTGAAGTAAACAATTTAAATGATGGAAGATGGGCTATGGCAGGTAATGCTGGAATTCAAAATGCAGCTTTATTATTTGGAGGTGCTCCAGGAGAGGTACCCTCTTCAGGTCCTAACACAGAAGTTTGGAATGGAACAAATTGGACAGAAGTAAATAATTTAAACACTCAAAGATCAGAAAATGCAGGATCAGGAACATATACATCTGCTTTAAGTATAGCAGGAACTCCATCTTATCCAACATCAACAGCAGTTGTGGAACAATGGAATGGAACAAACTGGACAGAAATAACAGATGTGAATACTGGAAGAAATGATTTAGGTAGTTTAAAAGGTGGTGGAACAGTTACAGACACTATAATTTTTGGTGGAATAAATCGTAGTGGTCCAACTATCTACGCAAATACAGAATCTTGGAACGGAACTTCATGGACTGAAACAACAGATTTAAGTACAGCAAGATATGGTCTTTCAGGATCAGGTACATCAACAGCTGCATTAGCTGCAGCAGGACTTACAACAGCAGATCAATCAATAGCAGAAGAATGGGCAGGTCCAGGTGCTGGAGTTACAAGAACGTTTACCGATTCATAAGACTTGTAATATATTTTAATTAATATATATTAGTCTTAACTATAAAGGATAAAGCTATGAAAAAAGACGTTAAAGAAGTTATACAAGGTGAAGAACCACATTTAAATAATCTATTAACAACTGAAGATCTATCATCGTTTAAAGGTATGGTAGACGAGCTTCGTGATACATGGACCAAGAAACAAATGTTTCGAACAGAAACAGAAGCTAGGTTTTCTGTACTACAGGACAATCGTTATCCAACTAAAGCATCAAAATACTGGCAGTGCGTTAGAGAACAATCATCATACTTAGATAATCTAATGACATTATCTTTTGACTATAGAAGAAATGAAGCAAAGATTAAATGGTTAGAAGGTAAAGTTGAAAAAGAAGAAGATGAATATAAAAAAACTAAATATAAAATAGATTTAGATGAAGCTATATTTGGTAAAGCTTCTATGGAGAAAGTTGCTAAACATAGAATGAGAGAAATTAAAATGTGGTCTAAATTAAAAGGTGAATTTAATGATGGATCGTTTAATGATAAAGATGTTAATCAACATCAGTTAGAATCTTATGGATTGCAATACCATGAAAAAGCAAAAACGTTAAATCAAAACTCATCAGAGGCTGAAGTTTTTAATGTAATGGGTCAACTACAATCATTACAAAGAATTAAAAAGTCTGGTGAATTAGAAAGTAGTTATCAAGAGAAAGAACAAATTGAACAACATGGGAAACCAAAACCGTAAGTTATTTTTTTTAGTTGCATTACCTAGATCTGGAAATACTTTATTTACGAGCATTATTAATCAAAATTCAGAGATAGCTTGCACAGCTAATTCTGTAACTTTAGAAATAATGAAAAACATTTTTTTAATAAAAATGACAGACACCTTTCAAAATTTTCCTGATCACAGATCTTTAGATAATGTGTTAGATAATGTGTATGATTTATATTATAAAGACTGGCCTCAAAAAATAATTATAGACCGTGGACCTGTAATGACAAGTGGTAATCCTGGAAATTTTGAATTAATGCAAAAACATTTTAAACATGGTTTTAAATGCATTATTTTATTAAGAGATTTAATGGATGTGTTTGCAAGTTATATGCAGTGGTATACAGAAAACCCTAGTTCATTTGTAAATAAATTAGGATTTAATGATGAAGAAAAATTACTAGCTTTAATGAAAGAAAATGGTGCTATTGTAAAAGAACTTAAAGCTATTCAAAATTCATATAATTATCCTAACCTATGTCATTATGTACGATATGATGATATGGTTTCAAATCCTGAACAAGAGTTTAGAAAAATTTATAACTTTATAGATGAACCTTATTTTAATCATTACTTTGATAATTTAAATCAAGTTAAAATAAACGGTTTGTCTTACGATGATAAAATAGTTGGTGATAATATGCATAAACTATTTGATGGACCTGTTAGAAAAGTATACAATCCTTACATAGAAAAAATACCAAAAAATATTAGAGAAAGATATGAACACATTAAAATTTGATTTTGTATTTTTAGGTCAGTCGGTTTTAAAGTATCAAGTACCGCTTGATATATTTACTACAATTAATCAAATCTACGAACAAAATTTTCATAACCTTGCCCCTGCAAACGAACAATTAGTGGGTAAGATAAAGAACGAACATTCATTGTTTTATCATGGTCAAGATGAGTCTAAAATGAAAAACCATAATATGTTACCTAGAAATGTTACAGATTATTTTATGCAAATATTTAGACACTATCTAGCATTTAATAAAATTAGAGATTATGAAACTCATTTAAATTCTATTTGGGTTAATGAAATGAAACAACATGAATACAATCCTACACATATTCATAGAGGTATGTTATTTACTGGATTGTCTAGTGTAATGATTTTAAAACTACCATCAACATATGGTAAAGAATATTCAGCAGAACACATACAACAAAATGGTAGACTACAAATATTAGGTGCAGCTAATGGTCAGTTTGCTAAAATAGATTATCAGCCACCAATGGATCTTAGAGATTTTTATATATTTCCATATGACATGAGACACTGTGTATATCCTTTTAATGGAACTAATGAAACTAGACGAACACTAGCTGCAAATTGTGATGTAAAATTTGATCCTATTAGAAATAGAGGAGCTACTTAATGGATAAACAATATTACATAGATAATCATATAGGTATATTTAAAAACTTTATGCCAAACGAATTGATAGATGATTATAGAAATTATTTTAATAAGTGTGAACAACAAGGTGCAGTGTATCCAAGGCATGTAGATGAGATGTTAGTAGCCGATAATGCAATCGATACCATTAGAGACACCAATGTCCCTATGACTTATAACAACAAACCTTTTATAGATATGTTTTTTAAAGATGTGTATCCTTTGTATGTTCAAAAATATTCTTTTTTAAAAAAATTAGCGACACATAATATACTTGAAGTTAAAATACAAAAAACTAAAGTAGGTGAAGGTTATCATTTTTGGCATTGTGAGAATGCAGAGATGAAAGCAAGAAACAGAATACTGGCTTTTATGATATACCTTAATGATGTAACCGAAGGTGGAGAGACAGAATTTTTATATCAAAAGTGTAGATTCAAACCAGAAAAAAATACTATGTTAGTTTGGCCAGCACAATTTACACATGTTCACAGAGGAAACCCACCTTTGTCGAATGATAAATATATAATAACAGGATGGGTAGAATACGGATATTAATATGATTACAGAACCACGTTGGAAATCTTACATAGTAGAAACCACACAACCAATCTTTACACCTAAACAATGTCAAATGATTATTGAAGCTGGACGTTCTGAACCTCGAAATAATGCTGAAGTTGGAAGTGATAAAGGAATTAAAGGTGGTCAAGTAGATACTAAAACTAGAACCTCACATATTAGTTGGATACCATTTAAAAAAATGGGAGATATGTATAAAGATATTGAGCGCATTATGAAAACTACAAACGGTAATCATTTTGGTTTTGATGGAATGACTATAACTGAAATGGCACAATACACCGAGTATCCAGAAGGAGGATTCTATGATTGGCATGTAGATAATGATGTGAACATGCAACACGAGCCACCTGTAAGAAAAATATCTATGACTTGTTTACTATCACCAGAATCAGAGTTTGAAGGCGGTGACTTAGAACTTCAAGCTGAAGGTAAAGTTGCAAAAATAAAACAAGGGCATGCAATATTTTTTGCATCATTTATTAGACATAGAGTTAAACCAGTTATACGTGGCAACAGAAAATCTTTAGTTATGTGGTTTGGAGGCACGCCATTTAAATGATGATTAAAGCTGCATACTTTCCAACAATTATATATGCTAAAGATGTAAATTTAGACAACAGACTTTTTGAAAAAGAAGTTCTTGCTTGGGCGGATAAAGACAAAGGAGTCAAACGAACTAACATGAATGGCTGGCATAGTGCAACTAATATGCATGAGATACCAGTGTTTAAACCATTAGTTAATGAATTATTTAAAATGCAAAAAGAAGTATTTCAAGAAGAGTGGCTAGAGAGCGAACCTTATATGGGAAATATGTGGGCTAATATAAATCCACCAGGTGGATATAACAGACCACACTTACATCCAAATTCTCATTACAGTGGTGTATACTATATTAAAGCACCTAAAAACTCTGGACAGATAATATTTAACGAACCAAGATCAAGTGCACATATGGTTATGCCAAGAAGAAAAGAAGGCACACCTCCCTCACATTTGTGGAGAGAAGTTAGAGTAGATCCGTTAGAAGGTAGAATAGTTATATTTCCTGCATGGCTTTGGCATTGTGTTGACCCAAATGAAAGCGATGAGATAAGAATATCAGTATCGTTTAATTTTTTACAGAAAGGTTTTAATGTTTAAAGACTATAAATATCAAGTAATAAAGAATGCTGTATCTTACGATCTAGCTAACTTTATATTAAACTATTTTTTACTTAAAAGAGATGCAACAGCTTTTATGTATAAACATAACATACATTCACAGTCACCGATACTTGGAACATGGACCGATAAACAGATACCAAATACTTATTCATGTTATGCTGATTTTGTTATGGAAACACTTATGGTTAAGATGTTACCAGTAATGAAAAAACATACTGGTTTAGATTTAATACCAACATACTCTTATGCTAGAGCCTATAAAAAAGGTGATGAACTTAGAAGACATAAAGACAGACCTAGTTGTGAGATTTCTACAACAGTTAATCTAGGTGGAGATCCTTGGCCTATATTTATCGATGGCACAGGGTCTAATAACGTCATAGATGAGTATAAGAACATACATAAACCCAACGCTCCAAAAGGCACAAAAGTCTTGCTTGAAGTAGGTGATATGCTAGTATATAGTGGTTGCGAACTCGAACATTGGCGAGAGCCTTTTGACGGGAACATTTGCGGTCAAGTATTTCTACATTATAATCATGTAAATGGCCCATTTGCTGATAAGAATAGATTTGATGGCAGAGCTATGCTAGGTTTACCATCAGGTATAAAATAGTATTATAATGGAGTCATATGCTACAAAAGATAGGGTTTCAGCCTGGTATCAACAAACAATTAACACCTACTGGAGCAGAAGGTCAATGGACTGACTGTGATAATGTACGTTTTAGATATGGCACACCTGAAAAAATAGGTGGTTGGAAACAATTAGGAGATGATGCACTAACTGGTGCAGGTAGAGGACTTCATCATTTTGTAAATAGTAAAGCTAGAAAATACGCAATCATTGGCACTAACAGAATTTTATATGCATATTCAGGGGGTGTATTTTATGACATTCATCCTATTAAATCTACAACAACGCTTACAAGTGCATTCACCACGACCAACGGATCAGCAACTGTTACAATAACATTTAGTTCTCCACATAATATAAGCGCACAAGATATTGTCTTATTAGATAATTTTAGTTCAATAACTAATTCTAATTATAGTGCATCTGATTTTGATGATAAAAAATTTATGGTAACAACTGTGCCTACAAGTACAACTATTACAATTACAATGCCAGCAAACGAATCAGGATCTGGTGCAACAACATCAGGTGGTATTAGAGTACAACATTATTATCCTGTAGGACCAGCTGTACAAGCACAAGGTTTTGGTTGGTCACTTGGATCATGGGGTGGTGAAGTAGCGGGTGAACCTACAACTACATTAACAAATGGTATAAATAGTTCTGTTACAACAGGAATTATATTGGGTGATGTATCTCAGTTTCCAGATGCAGGTACAAACTTTATAAAAATAGACAACGAAGAAATTTCATACACAGGTATATCTGGTAACGAACTTACAGGTGTTACAAGAGAAGTTAGAGGAACTTCTGCTGCAGCCCATAGTGGAGGTGCAACAGTTACTAGTACAACAAACTTTGTAGCATGGGGAGAAGCTGCATCAGGTGATTTAGTTCTTGAACCTGGTATGTGGTCATTGGATAATTTTGGTGACAAAGCCATATGTTTAATTCACGATAGTGCTGTTTTTGAATGGAACTCTGCAGCAACAAATGCAGAGACTATCAGAGCAAGTATTATATCTGGTGCACCAACAGCATCACGTCATATGTTAGTATCTACACCTGATAGACACTTAGTATTCTTTGGAACAGAAACGACGATTGGAGATACATCAACACAAGATGATATGTTTATTAGGTTCTCGGACCAAGAAGATATTAATACTTATACACCTACAGCAACCAATACAGCTGGTACACAAAGACTGGCCGACGGATCACAGATCAGAGGAGCAATCAGAGGTAGAGATGCAATCTACGTTTGGACTGACACTGCATTGTTCACACAACGTTTTGTTGGTCAACCATTTACTTTTGCCTTTGCACAAGTAGGTACTAACTGTGGACTTGCTGGACAGAACGCATGTGTTGAAGTTGATGGTGCTGCGTACTGGATGTCAGAGAATGGTTTCTTTAGATATGCTGGTAAACTAGAATCATTGCCATGTTTAGTAGAAGACTTTGTTTACGATAATATAAATTTAGAATCTGGTAATCAGATGGTATCCGCTGGATTAAATAATTTGTTTGGTGAAGTTATTTGGTTTTATCCAACTACAGGATCATCAGTAGTTAATAGACAAGTTACATATAATTATTTTGATTCATCACCACAAAGACCTGTATGGACTGTTGGATCTTTAGCTAGAACTATGTGGGAAGATTCTGCAGTATTTGGTAACCCACATGCTTTATCTTATGAAGCAGGAACCGATACATCTTTTGATGTTGTGGGTAATACAGAAGGTAGAACAATATACTATCAACACGAAACAGGAACTGATCAAGTTCAAGGTGGTGCAACTACAGCAATTGTTGCTAGCATTGAATCAGGTGACTTTGATATTACTCAAAGAATAGTAGGTAATCAACAAACAGGAATAGCTGATACTAGGGGAGATGGTGAGTATCTTATGAAGATTAGAAGATTTGTGCCTGACTTTATATCACAAACTGGATCAACAAGAATTACATTTAATCTACGCGATTTTCCTAATGATTCACAATCAAGCTCTCCATTAGGGCCATTTGATATAACATCTAGCACAAAAAAAATAGATACAAGAGCGCGTGCACGTGCTATAGCTTTAAAAATATCTAATACAACAACTAATCAAAGTTGGAAATTAGGTACGTTCAGATTAGATATACAACCAGACGGAAGACGATAATGGAACAATATATAGACGAATTTGGTAATTTACAATTTAGAGAACCTTCAAATAATCTCCCATTTAAATCAATGGTCGATATGGCAGCTGAAAATAAAAATTTTATGAATCAGTTTAATTTTTCTTCTGCTGATTTAAATAATGTTCCAGTAGAAATATCACAATTACCTATTGCATCCGTTCCTAATAATTTTTTAAATTATAGGTTTCAAAACGCTAGAACTCCATTTACTCCATTTAAAGAAGGTATAGAAACTCTTAAATCAAATGTATCTAGTGGTATTGGTAAAGGTTTTGATTTAGGAAAAGCAGCTATTGGCGGCATAGCATCTTTAGTGTCAGGCATACCTGGAATAGGATTATTACTTAATTCACTTCAACCAATGAGTCCAGAACAAAAAGCAATGAGAGATTTTTATGGAAGTGAGTTTGGACTAGATGATATAGGTCGTGTTCAAAGTGGTATTATGCAAGGATATAATCCTGTATCTTTATTTGGTGGTGTGGGTTTAAATCAAGCAATTGATAAACGAATAGCTAGAATACAAAAAACTTTACAAAAGAAAAAATCAGATACTTTGCAACAACGATTAAAAGACTTACAAGCCTTAAAAGCAAAAGAAGCAGCAGCATCTGCAAAAGCACTTGAAGCACAAAGAATAGGTAGAAGACCCTCAGCACCAAGTGGTGGTGGAGGAACAAAAGATTCAGGTGGACCAACAGGTGGCTATTCTTATGACTCTGGTGGAAGACAAGGATTTGGTTACGGTCTTAAAAATGGAGGACTTGTAAGTTTATTATAATGGCAAAAATTGTACAGGTAATAACTAGACCCGCTAGGGAATACGACTTGCAAACAGCAGAAGCTCAAGTAAGAGATCTTGATGCAATTGTTGAAAAATTAAACTCAACGTTTCAAGAAGATTTAAAAGATGAAGTTGAAGCGTTTAACTTTTTTATTAATTAATGGCTAATCAATTTAAATTTGTTGGTATAGATAACAGCACAACAGGTGGTGCATTAACTCCGTTTGGATCAGGTAATCCTTTAGTCAGTGAGACTTATGTTATCAAATCATTATTAGTAACAGCTGCAGGTACACCCACAGTCACTGTTACAAACAACAGTATTACAGCTATAAAATCAGCAGCTTTGACTGCTAATGTAACAACAGAATTACTCACTCAACCTTTAATTGTTGAGGGTGGTAATACCCTAACCGTACAATCAAGCAGCACAGATTCGTTTGATGTAGCGATTAGCTATTTAAACATTAAAAAGGAGATAACAACATAATGAAAGATCTACCAGTAATAGAACCAAAAGAGATTATAACAACAATAACCAATATGAAAACAGGCGAGGAATATAAGGATGATTCTGAGTGGAAAGCTAAGGGTATACCAGAATCTGACATAAGAAAAGATGTCAGAGTTATCATGCCAAGCCTTGATTTATTTGGAGAAACAAAATAAGATAGTAAACTATGGCAATTTCAAGATCAGATATGGAAAGACAACTTAGAAACATGGGTGGAATTATGAGTTTAGAAGACCCAAGACAAGGATACTTCTTAGGTAAACTTGTAAGAAAAGCTAAAAAAGCTGTAAAGAAAGTTGTTAAAAGTCCTATAGGTAAAGCTGCTATATTAGGTGGATTAACATTCGGTATACCTGGAACACAATTTAGTGGATTAGCTGGTGGTAAAGGTTTGGGGTCTTTTTTTGGATCAGGAAGTTTTAATCCATTAAAAACTGGGTTTGGATATAAAAGTGGTTTAGCTAAAGCATTAGGTAAATTTGGTTTAGCCGAAGGGACAAAATTAACAGGTCTGGGTAAAATTGCAGGTATCGGAGGTCTATCGGGACTGGCTGGATTAATGGCTGCTGGAGAACAAGATGAAGAAGATGAAATAGATTTTAGTAAACTAGATAGAGGTGAGGCATTAAATATTTTAGATATTGTTGCACGTGCAAGAAAAAATGATCCTGAGTTTAGATTCTTACCTGGTGCAGAGTTTACAGATATGTATGCAGAAGGTGGTGGTGTAGGATCATTAGCCATGAACGAAGAAAATGTAAAACAAAAATTTGTATCAGATGAAGCTGGAGCAATAGCTAAAAAAGGTGGAGGAGTAACACCTGAAGATATGGGTAAATTAAAGCGAAGTGATTTTGATAATGAAGAAAATTATAAAAGATATTTAAGACAATTAAACAGAAAAGCTGAAGGTGGGATCATGGATCTTGGAGGCAATGAAATGGACCTTAGAGGTGGTGGATTTGTACCACTAGGAGCTAAAGAAAAGGCTGACGATGTACCAGCAAGACTATCCAAAAACGAGTTTGTAATGACAGCAGATGCGGTCAGAGCAGCAGGTGGAGGAAGTGTTGATAAAGGCGCAGATAAGATGTATAACATGATGAAGAATTTGGAGGCTCAAGTATAATGGCAATAACAGAAACACGTAATTTACCCGCACAGTTTATAGAAGATCTTGGTAAAGATTATGCTAAACAATTAACAGCTACAACTGCAATACCAGTAGATACTTCTAAATTTGCACCTACAGTTGCTGCACAAGATGCATTGCAATCACAAGCTGCAACATTAGCAGGATCTGGTGTTGGATCTTTTCAACCATTTATTACAGCAGCTCAACAACAAGCAACAGATGCAGGTACAACTTTAAGTGGTATCGCTGGTTTAACTGGTGCACCAACAGCAGCACAAACACAAGCTTATACTTCACCGTTTCAACAACAAGTTATTGATACAACATTAGCTGAGTTTGATAGACAAAGAGCTATCAACGAACAAAACATCAGGGACCAAGCAGCAGCTATGGGATCATTAGGTGCTGGTAGAACAGGTGTACAATTATCAGAGTATCAATCTCAATCAGGAAGAGATCGATCTGCATTAGAAGCACAATTAAGACAACAAGGTTTTCAACAAGCACAAGCAGCTAGACAACAAGATATTCAAAATAGATTTGGTTTAGGTCAATCACAATTAGGATTAGGACAATTTCAAACAGGATTAGCGGGACAAGTTCCACAGTTACAAAGAGCTGATATATCTACACTTGGTCAAGTCGGTGCAGCACAACAAGCACAAAGACAAGCAGAACTTGATGCAACTAGACAAGGAGCAAGAACCGCGGCCTACGAACCATTAGAAAGATTAGGTTTCTTTGGTCAAGGTGTAACTGGGTTAATGGGTGGTTATCCTGCACAGTATCAATTCTCACAAACACCACCAGCATCACCACTACAAACAGCATTAGGATTAGGTACAGGACTAGCAGGAATATTCGGAGCATTGAAGTAACATGATGAATCGTATTTTAAAAAGACCTATGTTTAGAATGGGAGGTCGGAGCGACGATGGTATTATGTCTGTTAGATCTGGATATGCTAATGGTGGACCCTCGTTAGAAGATACAATTGCTGGAGAAAAATTAAAAGAACGTGGTACATTATTTACAGATGATTTTATTAGAGGGGCATTTGATAAATTTAAAAGTCAATACTTTCCAGGAGAAGAACCTTCGATGGAAGACATTGGTGGATATGGAGAAATAACGGCACCAACAGATGCAGAAGATCGAGGAATAATGAAATTTCTTACAGAACAACCTGAAAAATCTTTTGAATTATTTAAAAAAGGCGAACTTGGCGGAACTGATTTTGAAGCTAAACAAAAAGAACAAAAAAAAATTGCAAAAGATGCAGGGTTAGATTTATTTCCAAATATAAATGTAGCTGATAAAAATACAAATTCACAGATAAATTTAAATACAGAAAATAATGAAACGGATACTAGTGGTAAACGTCAATCTGATACAGAGGTAATGAAAGACTATATTGATATGTTTAAAACAGCTTTAGGTTCAGAAGATGATAATACAAGAAGACAAAAATATTTAGCACTAGCACAATTTGGTGCTAATCTATTAGGACAACCTGGTGGTGATTTAACAGGGGCTGTTGGAAGAGCAGCGTCTCCAGCAATATCAACTTTTGGAAAAGCATTGTCAGATCAAAGAGCAGCTGAAAGAGAAATAGCTGCACTTGGTGCTCAAGCAGCTTTAAAAAAAATGGATCCAGGAAGCATTGGAAAAGCGATAGAAGATATCATGGCAGCTAATCCTAAATTAAGTAGAAAAGAAGCTTTAGAAATTGCTGTTAGAAGTGGTGGTGCTACTAGTGCTAGATTAAGTGAAGAAAGAAGACAAGCAGTAACTGGTATTTTATCAAGTGAAGGTTTAGACGATGCAGCTGCAAATAGAGCTTCTGGTAAAATAATGGCATCAGGGGTAGAAGATTATCTATTTAGTTTATTACCTAAAGAACCAAAAGAAGGTCAGTATTATTATGATAAAGAAGGTAAACTTTATCAAGGTCAAAAAGACGGTGAAGTTAGAGAATTAATAATAAATTAGGGGGTTTAATGGCACTAAAATTGGGACCATCTGTATCTCTTGAAGAAATTAACAAAAAACAAAAAAAAGAAAAAGATACAGAAGAAGTAGGATTTTTTGAATCTGCATTAGCTGGAGTTGCAACTGGTTTATGGAATATACCAAAAGGCATTGTTTCTTTAGGTGCAGAAATATATGATTTAACAGCAGATACTAATCTAGCAAGAGATGTTGAAGAATGGTTTGATAACGTAAACCCATTTGATGATGAGGCTGAAGCTAGAACTGTTGGTAAAATAACTCAAGCATTAACTCAAATAGGTTTACCTGCTTATGCAGGTGCAAGAATAGGTGTTTCTCTTGCAACTAAAACAGCTGAAAGTTTAGCAAAAAAAGCAGTAGCTGCAAAACAAGCAGGAAAAGTTTTAAGCTTATCTAGAGTAGGTGCAAAAATAATGAGTCCAACTGGAAGAGGTATTATAGGTGCAGGTGTTGGTGAAGCATTAGTTACAGATGAAGATATAGGAACATTTGCAGATATAGTTAAAGGAACTAAATTAGAACCTTTTGCTATAACTATGTTAGATCGTGAGGATAAACAAGGCAGAGAAGATGCATTAAGAAGATTAAAAAATAGATTAAAATTTGGAACAGAGGGTGCACTATTTAATTTAGCTTTAGTTGGTGCTGGAAAAGGCATACAAAAATTAAGAGGTGTTGATGTAGAACCTTTAGATGAATTTGCAAAAACTGCTATTGGTAGAGACATGCAAAGATTTGGACCTGAATATGGTTTTAGACCAGAAAATTTTTTAGGTAAATCTACATTTGAAATAAAAGAATTTTTTTCAGGTCAGAAAAAAGCAGCTATGGTAGCAGCTGATAATTCTGTAAAAGAATTAGATACTGCTATAAAAAATGTTAGTGATGAAGTTATTGATAAATTTATAACTGGTAGAAATAAATTAAAGTCAACAGATCAAAAAAAAGAATTATTTAGAGAAAAATTACAACAAATTTTAAAACCAGACAGTCTTGAATCAGAAAGACTTTTAAATAATGAAGTAAGAAAAAACGCTGTTAAAAAATTAGAAGATATTAGAAAACTTAAAGAATTAGACGACAGACTTTTAAAAGCAAATAATGATGAAGCGATTGAAGACTTAACTAAACTACAAAATAATCTTTTAACAAAAAATAAAAACGTTGGTGGTGAAGGAGTTGGTTTAAGAGAGTTTACAGAAAAAGTTCAAAAAGAAGGTATATTTAAACCAGAAGATTATATTGAAACAAAAGATTTAAAACAGTTAAAAAATATAATAGCAAACATGAGCGGTAAATCTGGAAAAGAAGCTCTTAAAGAGGCTGACCCATTGTTAAACTCATTAAGAGATTTTCGTCTTGGTATAGATAATATGAGTGCTAAATCATTTTTATTAGGAAAAAATGATGATACTCTAAAAAAAATTGGAGAAAATTTTGGTAGATACATGACAACGGTTTACCAAAAATATGAACAAAAAGGTTTAAAATTTTTAACAGACTTTAAAACAACTGATGAAATGTTTAAACGAAGTAAAAGAAAATACATTGAGGGAAGTATTAAAACAGCAAGAAGAAAATATGTTGACGATCAAATAGCTCTTTTAAAAAGACAACCAACTCCAGATGAATTATTAAAATTTAAAAATGAAGCTGCAGAAAATATATATTCAACTAGAAAAGAACTTGTAAAACTTATTGATGAAGCAGATAACGCCACTCAATCTTATGCTAAAAAAATAGCAGCAGATGAGGTAAGTCCTTATGGTTTATCTGAAAGTAATATATCAAAAACAGATTTAGCTGAAGTAAAAGTAGATGACAGTATTTTAAAAAATAAAAAAATAAATGAATGGCAAGAGGAATTATTTGGAGTTATAAAAGACCCATCATATACTTTTTTTTCAACTGTAGGTAAACAAGCAAATTTAAATTTTACTACAGATTATTTAAATAGAATAGCTAAAGTTGGTAAAACTGGAAAAAATCCATTTGTATATGATGCTGAAGAAATAATCGAAAGAAGAACAAAACAAGCAAAAATAGATAGAGAAGCAGGGCTTACGGGCGATGCTTTTACAAGAGAACAAAATCAAATTTTAGAAGATGGTGTTAGAGCACAAGTTAAAAAAGAGTTTGGCGATGCTACTAAATGGAAAAAATACGTCAATGATACCTCTATGCCTAATGATCTTGATAACTTATATATTAAAGCTCCGCAGTATGAGGGTATATTAGATGTCACAAGCAATTGGTTAAACAGAAGTAATGTTGGAACATTTTATAAATACTCTGTGTTGTTACCAAAAGCAGGTTCGCAAATAGCGAAAACTATTTTATCACCACTAACACACGTTCGTAACGTAATAAGTGCAGGTGCTTTTGTTTCAGCTAATGGAGCATTTTTTCCTAATTATGGTGATATTCAAATGTTATTACCAAAAATGTTTGGAGGTGAAGGAGCTATAGGCCAAGCTTACAAATTATCTGGAAAAAGAATATTAGGCACACTAGGTGAACAAGATTTAAAATTATATCAAAAACTTTTAAAAGTAGGGGTCGTAGATTCTCAAGTTCAAGCAGGTGAAATGAGAAGATTGTTAAGAGATATTTTATCAGATCCCGCTGCTGTTGAAAGAGGATTGTATGATAAACTACCAAAAACAATTACAGATCGAACTAAAAAAGGTTTATTAAAAACATATCAAACTTTACAAGATGCATATGTTGCTGAAGATGATTTTTGGAAAGTTATAAATTGGAGTCTTGAAAGAAATAGACACTCTATTTTAGCTGGTAAACTTGGTCTTAGAGAAGATAATATTAAAGGTATTTTAGATAATAATAAAAACGCAATAGCTTCAATCGGTAGGGACGCAAAACAAAATATTGCAATAGCAGAGTATTTTCAAAAAATAGCTCCAAGAAGAGATTATATAAATACCGCACAAAGCACCAAAGAATTTTATGAAAATTTTTTAGATGAGGTTGCAGGTAATTTAACTAGAAATCAAGTTCCTAATTATGCATATGTTGGAAGAACTGCTAAAGCTTTAAGACAAACTCCATTTGGAAACTTTATAGCATTTCCGTTAGAGATTATGAGAACAGGTCATAATATATTACAAAGATCTCTTGATGAAATATATTCTGGTATACCAGAGTTGAGATCGTTAGGTATGAAAAGATTATTTGGTTTTGGTGCAACAGTTGGTGGTATACCATATGGTATGGTTGAAATGTTTAAATCTAAACATGATGTGACTGATGAAGAAATGCAAGCCTTAAAAAAATTTGTGCCAGAGTGGTCCAAAAATTCTACACTATTACCCATGGGTAGAGATGAAAATGGTTATTTAAAATATGTAGATTTTAGTTACTCTAATGCTTACGATACATTAATAAGACCTTTTAACTCTGTAATAAATGCAATTTCTGCAGGGCAAGATACAAGAGAGTCAACTATGGAATCTTTAGGAAAAGGTATGCAAGAAGGTATTGGTGAATTGTTACAACCATACACTTCTGAATCAATATTTACTGAAGCATTAGTTGATTCTACTATTAGAAGAGGTGTTGGTAGAGGTGGTGTAAAAGTTTGGAACCCTGAAGATGAAACAATGGTAAAAATTGGAAAAGGTATTTTGCACATAGGAGAGTCTTTGAGACCTGGTTCTTTATCACAATTAAAAAGATTAGGTCAGGCGGCTACTGGTAAAACGGATAAATACGGTAAGCTTTATAATTTAGAAGATGAGATTGGTTCTTTGTATGGTTTTAGAACTATTAATTCAGATCCAGAAAGAGCTTTGACATTTATGACTACAAATTTAGGAAATGGATTAAGAGATGCTGAAGGTATTTTTAAAAGAGCTGTTTTAAAAGGCGGAAGATTAGATCCTAAAAATATAATAAATAGTTTTAAATATACACAATCTATACGTTATCAAAAGTTAAGAGAGATGTACCAAAATATAGAAGCAGCTAGAACATTAGGAGTTTCTGAAAGCGTAATAAGAAAAAAGGTAAGAAGAAAAGGTTTAAAGAAAAAAGTTTTAAAAGAGTTATATCAAGGTGTTTTTACTCCAGAAAGACCTGGAGATTTTACCATAAGAACTATTGGTAAAAATAATAGAGAGCTAAATGAAAAAGAAGGCACGGACATACCAAACCCTTTTTATGAAGCTATACCCTCTATTACTTCTTTTATAAATAGTAATAGAAGAATTTCTTTAGAAGAAAATAGTTTAAATTTAATTGATTTTGAACAACCTATTATGCAACAAGAACCACGGATCACGACCCCCAATTTAAACGTGCCACCAGGTACAATAGTAAATAGTCAACCACAAAATGTTATCTCGACAGAACCTAGATATAATGTTAATTTACCTACTGCTGAAAGGGCAAAAATAATAGAGGAGTATTTTAGATAATGATAAACAAAGTTAAAAGTTTGGGCGGTTTGATAGGCAAGTCCTATCGGGTTTCTATTGTGACGGGGGTCATAATCTAATGGTTAAAAAATCTGCATTGCAAAAAATTGAGTCGCATGAAAAGCTTTGCAGAATTATGCAGAAACAAACTTTTGATCAAATAAAAGAAATGCAAGAACGAATTAAAAGATTAGAATATTGGATAGTTGGTGGTATGGGAGCTGTCCTAATAACTTTACTAACAGACGTAGCAAAATAAAAAAATTTTTATGCAACTTTCAAAACACTTTAGTTTAAAAGAGATGACCAAATCGATGACCGCTCAACGTAAGGGTATTGATAATACACCAGGAGCAGGTGAGATCAAAAGCTTAGGAGATCTGTGTTATGAGGTCTTAGAGCCACTACGAGCACACTTCGATAAACCAGTCACAATTACCAGCGGATACCGCTCAGAAGCGCTCTGTGAGGCTATAGGCAGCAAAAAAACGTCACAGCATGCCAAGGGCCAGGCCGTCGACCTAGAAATTTTTGGCGTACCCAATATTAAGACAGCTTACTGGCTACAAAATAACGTGGACTTTGATCAATTGATTATGGAGTACTACGACAAAGACGATCCTGCAGGCGGATGGGTTCACATATCTTACCATGAATCAGGTTCAAATAGAAAACAGGTGCTGACTTTTGACGGCAAAAAATACACCGAAGGTCTTCCAGATATGGAATGGAAGGGTGGCAAAGTAGTTGGTTAAATCCAATCTCTTAACTCTTCACCTAATACTTCAGATGCAATATTAATTTTTTTACGTAAAGCTTTTACTATCTTCTCATCAACAGTATCTTCTGTAATAAGATCAACATAAGTCACAGCTTTCTTTTGACCAATACGGTGAGCTCTATCTTCGGATTGTAATCTTTTCTCTAAATCATAACCATTAGAATAATAGATCACATTACTAGCTGCAGTAAGAGTGATACCATAACCACCAGTCTGCGGTGTACCAATTAAAAACCTACACTCAGGATCATCTTGAAACTTTTTAATATTACCTTGTCTTTCATCTTGAGGCGTTAACCCATAATAATCGACCACGGATCCTGGACCATATTCTTTTACAATGCTTTCTATTATGTTTGTAATATCTTTTTGATAGTTAGCCCAGATGATTGCTTTACCTTCTATCTCTTCAAGCACATTCATAAGTTCATTAACCCTGTTATTTTTTATAAGTTGAGTGCTGCCATCATCAGCAGTAAAGTGTCCGCAAGTTATTTGATGCAATCTCATTAGTTGAGTTAACACAGTTACAGTAGATGTAACTTTACCATTCAACATAGCAAGAGCTGTTTTTTTCATTTGATCATAAAGTTTTAATTGTTCTGCTGTAAGAGCAATGTTTCTTTTAACATAGATCTTGTCAGGTAAATCTAGACAATCTTCTTTTAATACTCTGTAAGAAAAACCTTTTAGCTTATCTGATAACTCACCTATATTTTTAAAATAATTAACCACTTGTATTGACCTCCCTCTAGCATTGATTGTTTTCATTTCTGCATATCTATTTCTAAAAGCGTAGAACGATTGAAAGTTCAATAACCACGGATCAAGGAACTCGCACTGACTATATAAATCTAGTGGATTTTTTGTAACAGGAGACCCTGTCATTATCCTTCTATACTTTGCTGACTTAGCTAACGATAAAATATTTTTAGTTCTTTTAGCAGAAGAATTTTTTATGGTAGTAGACTCATCTATTGCAACCATAGCTCTATGACAGCTTAAAAATTTAGAAGCAAACTGTGTTCCTTTTGGTGTACTCAAAGCTTCTACATTCATAATTAATATGTGTAGTTTTTCTTCTGTTTCAAATAAACAATCTAAACTTTCTTTTTGTTTTTTTGTAATTAATGCTTGCCATAATACAGACACATTTTCTATATGATCTGGTAAGTGTGTTGGTATCTCTTGATTATACCAAGTACCAATAACACCTTTGGGTGCAATGATTAAAGCACCATCTACTTTGCCTTTATCATAAAGCATAGCAAGATTATCTATTAATACTTTTGTTTTACCTGTACCCATCTCCATAAAATAAGCATAGGTTTCTTTATTCCACGATTTTTCCAACGCAGTTAATTGATGTGCGTATGGCTTTGTCTTAAACTTGTAATCCATATATTTTCTTCTTTCTATTGACTTATATATAAAGGATGTTATATGATCTGTCAATGTCAGAAAGTACGAAATATGAAGATCTTAGAAATATCCACGAACCTACTGTCTATGTAATTCAAGAGATAGCAGGAACTAGGGATGGTAAGCCTAAGATAAATGTCATGGGTGCATCTAAGTATGGTAGATTTAAATTTCTATTACCAGAGATGTCACAAATGATTTTTTCTCCAGGCCCATTAATTTTTAAACTTAGAAAAGGTTTAGATAATTTTAATAAGAAAGATTATTTACTACTTACAGGCGATCCTGCAATCATTGGTGTTGCATGTTCTATTGTATCTGATATTACAAACGGCAAATACAATTTACTCAAATGGGATAAGCAAGAAAGAAGATATTATCCTATAGAAATAAACTTATACGAGAAAGGAGAAGTTAATGAGTATTAAACAACAAGTAAAGTTCAAAGAAGAAATAAACTTTGAAGAAGATCAACAAGATGCAATGAAAAAAACTGGTAACATCCAGTCACTTGCAGATCAAGTTGAAAGATTAGAAGGTGTCGCTTCAGATATAGAGACGGCAGAAAGTAATCTAAAAGAATTAAAAAAGAAACGAGATCATATATCGGGTGAGGTCATACCCACCATGATGTCAGAGATGGGTCTTGCAGAATTAAAGCTGCACGATGGATCACATCTAAAAGTTTCTACGTCATATAGAGCTCACATAAGTGAAGCTAATAAAGAGATGGCGTATAACTGGCTTCGTAATAATGGACTAGGGGATATAATCAAAAACGAGATATCCGTATCCTTTGGTCGCAACGAAGATAACAAGGCGGCTGATTATGCCGAACTTGCAAAAGGTCAAGGGTTCCAACCGACACAAAAGATGAAGGTAGAACCCATGACTTTGAAAGCGTTAGTCCGTGAGCGTATTGAGGCTAATAAAGAAATGCCAACGGAAATCTTCGGGATATTCTCGGAGAATAAGACAACAATAAAAAGGAACAAATAAACATGAACCAAGTAACAGAGAAAAAGAATGGTGCACTAGCTACATTTGATATGGAAGCTGATGCACAAAAAGGAGCCCAGAATATTTCGCAAGAAGATCTTGCGTTACCATTCTTAAAAATTTTGGGACAACTATCTCCAGAGGTAAACAAAAGAGATGGTAAGTATGTCGAAGGCGCAGAGCCAGGCAAAATAATAAACACTGTAACTAATGCATTGTATGACAAGATTTCTGTTGTACCTTGTTATTACAAAAGACAGTACATTGAATGGCAAGATAGAGGTACCAGTACAGGTGCACCTGTTGCAATTCACGATGCTGACAGTGATATAGTAAGTCAAACAACTAGAGGTAAAGACTATAAAGATAGATTACCGAATGGTAATTATCTAGACAATACAGCTAGTCACTTTGTACTTATTGTTGGTGATAGCCCAGAGACAGCTATGATTTCTATGAAGTCTACTCAACTTAAAGTTAGTAGAAAATGGAATTCAATGATGATGGGTATTAAGATGCAGGGTAAGAACGGTTTGTTTACTCCGCCAACTTACAGCCACATTTATAATCTATCCACTGTTCAGATGTCTAACGACAAAGGAACATGGTTTGGTTGGGATGTAGCAAAGGTAGGACCAGTCACAGATAAAGGTATCTATGATATGTCTAAATCTTTTGCTGAATCTGTAAGTAAAGGAGAGGTTCAGGTTAAACCTGAAGTTCAGGAACAAACTAAAAAATCTTTGAATTTATAGTATCCTAGGTAGTGGGCGTCGAAGCGAGAGTGGAAGCGCCCACTTTTAATTTATGAATGATAAGATAAATACAAAACCTATTACCTATGAAGATTGGCTTGATCTTGGTCACGTAATAGTACCCACTGATCAAAAGAAAGCTAGGGTCAGTTGGAAGAAAGAAGATTTTAGTTTAACGAAAGAAGAATGGAAAAACAATCACACAAAAGCACAAATAGCATTAAGACTAGATCATCATATTGATTTAGATATAGACAACTTTGTTGTCAGAAGATTTATAACACGATATTTAAAAGACTGTGGTGCAGTCTATGGTAGAAAAAATAATCCAGATAGTCATTACCTTTGGACAGGTTCTTGTAAATTTATACAATACATATTACCAAAAAGTTTTGAAAAGAATTTTGAAAAGTTTCCACATGGTGCAACTCTTTGTGAACTACGAAGTGGTAAAGAAAGATACACTATAGTTCCAGAATCTCCTTATGATGATAATGGAGAAATGGTTGAATGGTCAAGCTATACTAAGATTCACGAATACAGTGGTAACATAAAAGTTGATGTAGGTAAGATCGCTTTATCTACTGCGCTTACAATTATATATCCTTCTGCTGGATCTAGAGATATTTATTGCACAGCTGTAGCAGGAACTTTAATTAAAAACACTGACTGGACAACAGAAGAAATTAATACATTTGTTCACAACATTGCAATAGAAGCAAACGATACTGAAGCTGAAAAGCGTAATGAAAAAGGAACTACAGGAAGAAAAGCAGAGAAGTTATATGGTATCCCTAAACTAGCAGAGGTTTTAGATGTTGAACAAAAAGATGTAGTAAAATTATTTAGTTGGATTGGTATTGAAAACAATACTGAAGAGATACAAGAACATGTTGGAGAAATAACTGAGTATGGTAGTGATAGATATTTTGTAAAGATATACACTACAGAAGAAGGTAAGAAAGTAGAAAAGGACATAACTGTAGAAGGACCACAATTAATGAATAAAAAAATATTCTATAACGAAGTGATGAAACAAGCTGCAGTGTTTTTACCTTATATGAAAGAAATGGATTTTGAAAAGATGATGATAGCTAAGTTTGAAACAAGAAGAAAGTCACAAGACTATGATCCAGAATCTAGTGAAGACTTAAGATTTATTGGTTGGTTTGAAGGGTTTATTGCAGAGCATAAAGCTTTTACAGATAAAAAAGAACTGCACTTATTTGGTATGCCTTTTTATAATATTAAAAATGAAAGTTTAGAATTTAAATTAGATAAGTTTGATGACTACTTACAAAAGAAAAGAGTAAACATGGCTAGAGTTGATTTAGTTTTAAAGTGTAGAGGGGTTCTTAAGGCAAAAAAATACAGAGGTAAATACAAAGAACATTCTTGTTCTTCATACAAGATAGAAAAATATAATGTTGATGAATCAAATCTAATTATAGATGGAGAAGCAGAAGAAATCATAGAGGTAAAACAGATAGAACATGAACAATCTTAAATTTATTGTTGGCCCACCAGGCACAGGAAAGACTCACATATATTTAAAAACTAAATATAAAGAACTTTTAGAAACCTACTCACCAGAAAAAATGATTTTATTATCTCATACTAATGTAGCTGCTAATGAAATTAGAGAAGCAGTAGAAGATTTACCTGAGATTAAAAATATGAAACTAGAAGATAATTTTTTTGAAAATAGAATTTGTACAATTCATAAATATTGTCAGAGTAAATTAATTAAAAAATCTTTATTTAAAGATGAAGATCATATGAACCTTTGTAGAATGCACAAAGAATTTAGATACCACGATGTAAAAGAAGATGTTTCAGAAGACCATGACTTTTACAAATTTGTTAAAGGTGCAATTGGTAGAGGTCTTACCACACAACAATACTATCTTATTTTAAAACAGAACGGTGATTTAAAAACTTACAAAGATTTAAGAATGATTAATCAAATGATTGAATGGGCTACAGAATATAAAAAGAATGAACAGGTAAGAGCTTATGAAGATATGATACAAGAGTTTAATAATCCAAATGTTAAAGAACCAGACATAGACGTATTGATAGTGGATGAAGCACAAGACAGTAACGTACCACAGAGAAAAGCTTTAGAAAAAATAGCAACCAATGCAGAAGAATTTATAATGGTAGGAGATCCTGATCAAACTATATTTGAATGGGCTGGAGCAGATGCGGATTATTTTCATACTATATCTAAGAACGCAGAACAATTAAAACAGGGTTTAAGATGTGGTAAAACAATAAATGAATTATGTAAAAAAATTATAGCTCCCATATGGCAAGAGTATGATTACAATAGAATCTGGAAACCTGCAGAAAACGTAATCGGTCATCATTATCATTTACCTAATTACATATCAGACTGTTCACATATGAGAATTCTATTAGACAAAATAAAAAATACAAAAGAAACTTTTTTATTTACATTCAGAGGCAACCCATCACACAAATGGGCTAGAGCTTTCTTATTAAGAAACGGAATTAATTTTTCTGCTGTAGGTAATTCTGATTTTGTTTCTAAAAAACAATTTGATTGTCATAAAAACTGGCCTGCTTTTGTCAAAGGTAAAGCTATGC